AGCTAAAGGATTTCAACAACTTATTCGTAGTGTTGGTGGTATTGCTAAAATAAAACATAAAACTAATAGAACATATATGTATAATGGAACTCGTAAATCATGTAAAGATGCCTATCTTGTTACGACTAAATTTCCGAAACCTTGGATTCTTGCTTCATTGACTCGGAAAGTTAATGCTACTAATTTTAAATATCAATATGGCAATACATTGAAACTTAATGTAACTGATATCAAGCAGGTATCTACTGAATGTGTTAAATGTATTTTAATCGATAGTCCAGATCATTTATATATTACAGATGATTATATTGTAACACATAATACTATTACAACTGCAACGTTGTCACATATCTCCGAAAAACTTGGACGCTCTATTATTATTGTTCCTAACAAAAGTTTAGTAGAACAAACCGAAGAAGATTTCATTAATTGCGGGTTAGATGTTGGAGTGTACTATGGCGATAGAAAAGACTTGTACAAAACCCATACGATTTGTACTTGGCAGAGTCTTAATATATTAGACAAAAAGAGTAAAAATCAAGAACATGATATGCTTACATTAGCTGAATTTTTAGATAATGTTTCAACCGTTATTGTTGACGAAGTTCATATGGCTAAAGCCGAGGTATTAAAAACCCTACTAACTCAAAATTTGTGTAATGCTCCAATTAGATGGGGATTAACTGGTACAGTTCCAAAATTGCCATTTGAATATGAAAGTATTTTTGCAAGTATTGGGCCAGTAATCGGTGGAATTAAAGCTAAAGATTTACAAGAAATTGGTGTATTGTCAGGGTGTCATGTTAATATCATTCAGTTATTAGATATTCAAGCATTCCGTTCATATACAGACGAATTAAAATATTTGGTAACTGATATAGAACGCATGGTATATATCAGTGAAATGATTAAAAATATTGCCCAATCTGGAAATACATTGATATTGGTCAATAGAATTGATTCTGGTAAGTTCATAACTAACTATATTGAAAATTCTGTATTCATTTCAGGTGATGTTAAATCAAAAGACAGAAAGAAAGAATACGATGAAGTTAAGACTAGTAATGAAAGTATAATCGTTGCAACGTATGGTGTAGCTGCAGTTGGTATCAATATACCACGTATATTTAATTTAGTATTACTTGAACCTGGTAAAAGTTTCACTAGAGTAATTCAATCAATTGGCCGTGGTGTTAGAAAAGCAAAAGATAAAGATTTTGTTCAAATATGGGATTTAACATCTACCTGTAAATACGCTAAAAGACATCTTACCGAACGTAAAAAATTCTATAAAGATGCAGAATACCCATTTACAATTCAAAAAGTAGATTGGAAAAAATAAGGATATTATGAACATTTTAACATTAGATAACACGTCATTTTCATTAAACAACTTGCCTGATATTGTTGATGATACTACTAGATTTGCTGTTTTAGATAACAGTAATCCATTAGATCCAGATTTCTTCTTTGTCCCATTAATATACCTGGAATCATTCAACTCACCTGCTATGGTACTTCGTATCGGAGATAATGAAATTGCAATGCCATTGGATTGGTACATTGCAGTGGGTGATGGGAATAGTTCAAGTAATATAGAAGTTTTGCCACTTACTAGTTTAAATGATCGGGGATTTGAAGCATTGGTGTTTAACCCATTAAGTTCATATAGATTAGAGTTTCAAGAAATTGAAATTGTTAACTTTTATAGTGATATTAAATGGTACTTTCCTAAAATGAAAACTGGACAATTGTTGGCATCGCCATTGAATGCCAATGAAGCACCGCCTTGTGCATATTTTGTTAAAGAAGTATCACGACAAACTGAAATAATTCATCTAGACAAACTACTATAATAGTGATATAATAATGAGTGAACGTATACCAATTAAAGAAAAAATTGAAGCAGTTGATCAAAATATACGTGATTTGTGGGATGCACTCGATGAAGAACAACAACACGCACTTAAAAATGAATTGTTTATTCTGAACCGATTTATTAGTAGTGTAAAATCTAATAATAGAGAAATCCAAGAACATTTCATAATGACTGTTAATGAATATTATAACAAAAATTGGTTTGTGTTACAAAAACATCCAAAGTTGTTGTGGTTATCATTATGTATGTGCAGCTATGATGGTAAAAAATCATTTTATCATGAGTGGATCCCACATAGCAGAACAACTACTTCTGAAAATAAAAAAGTAAAAATTTTGATGGAAATATATCCAACCAAGAAAATGTGTGATATAAATCATTTATCGAAAATTATGACGGACAATGAGTTCAAAGAACTATTGCAAGATTACGGCTGGGAAAATTCTGAAATTAAAAAACTACTAAAATAATGTCTACTAAACCATTTATTTGTCCATATTGTAACCACGGCTATTCTAGGGAAAGTACCCTAGTAACACATGTCTGTGAACAAAAACGAAGAGCATTGGCACAACATGACAAACATGTTATTATTGCATATGATGCTTTTCAACGGTTTTACAGACGAACAATGAAGGCAGAACGAACCTACGAAGAGTTCGCAAAAAGCCCATATTATAATGCATTTGTAAAATTTGGAAGTTTCGTACACAATGTCAATCCATTGTACCCATCTAACTTTATCGATTATGTAATCAATAGCGGTATTAAACTAGATGATTGGGCTAAGGATTCGGTGTACGATAAATACGTGGTTGATTTACTAAAGACAGAAACCGTAGAAACCGCATTAACCAGAAGCATTAACCATATGATATCATGGTCAGAAAAATCAAAAGAAGATTGGACCGAATATTTTCATAAAGTAAGTATACCAAGATTTACTTATGATGTGAAAGATGGTAAAATTAGTCCGTGGATTTTATTAAATGCACCATCTGGTAAAGCATTACTCAATAAACTAAATGATGAACAATTCACAATGATTGCCACTGCAATAAACCCAGAATTCTGGATATACAAATTTAACCACTTACCCGCTGATCTAGAATTAGCTAGACAAGTAATTAAGGAATCAAAACTATGAGTAACCCATTGCTACCTTTAGACATCACATTATATGTTACTGAAACTGACAATAGTGTTTATATAAAACTATCTGGATTTGAAACACCCGATGACGCTGATGAATATGCTGAACACTTGGCAGAATATTTGCCATTGATGCTTTTTGAATCAGATGTTATACACTAATGGATATTGATATCGACTTTTTAGACAGGAAGTCTGCATTGTCTAAGTTTAAACATATTACTGCAACAAGAAAAACTGACACTGGTTTTGTGCCACATAATACCGGTGTCTATTTTCAGAATATCCCACATAATCCAGTTGATAATAGTTCAACTATTGATTATAAAGAAGCTGAAAAACGAGGATATTTCAAGATTGATTTCTTGAATGTCAATGTATATAATGGCGTTAAAGATAACGATCATTTAATTTCTTTGATGGAGACCGAACCACTATGGCAACTTTTGCAAGAAGAAGAGTTTGTAAATCTATTATTTCATTTGAACGGACACGTAGATATTCTGAGGAAGACCTTGCCGACTTCAGTGGAACAATTAGCTGCCGTCCTAGCAATGATCAGACCGGCGAAACGTTATCTGATTGGGAAAGACTGGATGACGATAATGACCGAAGTGTGGGAAAAACCTGATAACAATGAGTACTATTTTAAACATGCCCATGCGATAAGTTATGCAATGGCAGTTATAGTCCAAATGAATCTTATTTGCGAATCACTTAGATCCACGGACTAATGTTATCGATTTACGTTTTACCCGTTTAATACTCAGCTCCATTAAGTTTACTACTGGACCTAGTATCACTCGGGTATCTTTACTATTAAATGTTTTTATTGCATACTGGAATGGAACTAGTTGATCTTTACAAAATATGGATATGGGGAATTGACGATTAGATTCCCACCACCACACTTCTCCTATTTCTAAGAATTCTTCTTTTTCTTGGCTAGTCTTAATAGCATTCAAATCGTAAAAACTAGTTACGTTCTGATCTTGATTTATTATAATTCCAATGTACTCATTACCACCATACGTGAGTACACTGATAAATGGCATATTATGCTCGATATTGTCTCTTAATGTAGTCATTTGTTCCAATCTTAATGTATCGATTATTTATCATACCATTTACGATAAATATATTATTAATAAGGATTTTGCCAGATGCAAAAAATTATAAGTTATTTATACCCAAATAGAATAGAATTACTAGCTGACCTGGCAGGTTTCAATGTGGAGTATACCAACGTGTATCAAAGAAATGTTAAAATATATAGCGGTATAGATAATACCTTAGAATTCGATATAAAAAATGCTGACCAAAAAAGAATTGATCTAACAACTTATGATTCAATATCTTTAAATATAATGGATGCCAGCGGTAATCCAGTAGGAAACACTCCATATGATGTTACGCCAACCTTACTAAAAGGTATCGCAACCGTAACTATTCCTGCAGATGATTTGATCGGGTTAGATAAACAAACCTTCAAATATAGTGTTACCGCACTTGATGGAACAACACAAATAATTCTTTATGCCGATAGTCATTTTACCGCATTGGGAAAACTAGAACTCATTGGATCAGCGATTCCTAGTACTAAACCTACACGAACATTTAATAGCTTTACTGGTGAAATCGATCTAAATGGCAATGTAATCAGCCATAGTAGTGCAATACCAGCGAAATTCTATGAAGCAGTTGCGGATAGCGAATTATCATTTATAACTAATTGTACTGGATTTGTTGGAACAATCTACTTGGAAGCAACGACTGATACCACAATCTCAGTTGAATCATTTAGAAATTCACCAAAATTACAAACCTGGACAAGTAGTGTTGCTTATACCGGTAATGTTACATTCAGCAATGTATCAATTAATGATTATTGCTATTTCAGAATATGTTGGCAATATCCACCACACTCTATTTTATATGGTTCACAAGCACCATATAACATTCAAGTGGAAACTCAATATGGTACCGTAAATAACATAACCGTATCTTGACATATATTACTTGATATAGTATAATGACAGTATGATAATAGAAACAGTAACATCATATTGGACAGCAGGACGCAAAACCAAGCACACACCATCAGGATGGATCACAGGCAACGCGGTATGTTGCCACCATCGTGGACATAGACCAGATAACGGACAACGTGCTGGACTCGTAATTAACAACGGTGATGCAGTTTCATACCATTGCTTCAATTGCAAATTCAAAGCAAGTTGGCAACCCGGTAGAAAACTAAGTAAGGATATGCGTCTGCTGATGCAATGGTTGGGCATACCAGATGATGTAATAATGAAAATGAGTTTTGAATCGTTGAAACTCCTTAATGAAATAACAGATTCACCTGCTAGATCATTAATTCCAACCTTTATATATAAACCATTACCAGATAATGCTCAACCCATTATCAACTACCTGGATAACCCTCCAGATAAATTAATACCAGTACTAGAGTATCTTAATAAAAGAAATCTCTACCTTGAAGATTATGACTTCCATTGGACACCCAAAAAAGGATATGATAATAGATTAATTATACCATTCTACTATCATCAAAAATTAGTAGGATATACAGCTAGAGCAGTGGATGATAAAAACCCACGCTACTTGTCAGAACAACAACCTGGTTATGTTTTTAACCTAGATCGACAAGATTACGAAAGAGAATTTGTAATAGTATGTGAAGGACCAATCGATGCAATAAGTATCGATGGCTGCTCAATATTAGGATCTAATATCAAAGATAGTCAAAATTGGATGCTTCAACAATTGGGTAAAGAAATCATCTTAGTACCAGATCGTGACCACGAGGGTCCAGAAACAGTTAAACAAGCAATAGAATACGGGTGGTCAGTGTCATTCCCTGAATGGCCGAATGATCCATCCTGGGATAAACCAATAAAAGATGTAAACGATGCAGTAGTTAAATTAGGACGATTAGCTACACTTTGGTTAATCCTTGCAGCAAAACAATCTTACGCTCTAAAAATACAATTAAAAGCGAAACAGTGGTTTAAATAAAACAAATTTTTCATGAGGGAATATGAAACAAAATACACAATATGGATTTGAAATACAAAAGCTGTACTTGGAAATGATGCTAGCAGATGCATCAACCTATGTAAGATGCCAGTCAATATTCGACTTCTCCTTATTCGATAGACGATTACAACTTCCAGCCGAATTTATCTACACATATGTAGAAATGTACGGCACACTGCCAACTTATGAAATTATAAATGCATCAACTAATGCATCTTTCAAACAACCAGATAACCTTAAAGAACAAAACTTCGACTGGTTACTAGATGAATTTGAAACCTTTATCCGTCATAAAGGACTGGAACGTGCAATCAATGAATCGGCAGATATGCTGGAAAATGGCGAATATGGATCAGTTGAAGACAAAATTAAAAAAGCTGTTCAAATCGGCCTACAAAAAGATTTAGGCACCGATTACTTCAAAGACCCAAAAGCTAGATTACTAAAAATCAAAGATAAAAATGGTCAAGTATCAACCGGCTGGCGCGATGTTGATGAGAAACTTTTCGGCGGTATGAATCGCGGTGAACTTAATATATTCGCCGGTGGATCAGGTGCTGGTAAATCATTGTTCCTTGCTAACCTGGGTGTAAACTGGGCATTAGCAGGACTTAATGTGGTCTACCTAACATTCGAATTATCAGAAGAATTGGTGTCAATGCGTATCGATTCAATGATGACCAGCACCGCTACCAAAGATGTCTTTAGAAACTTAGATGACGTAGAAATGAAAGTTAAAATGATCAGCAAAAAAGCAGGATCATTACAAGTCAAATATATGCCATCAGGTAAGAATGCTAATGATGTTAGAGCATTCCTTAAAGAATATGAAATAAAATACGAAAGAAAAGTTGATGTACTACTAGTAGATTACCTCGACCTTCTAATGCCAATGAGTAAAAAAATCTCACCAGCAGATCTGTTCATCAAAGACAAATACGTCTCAGAAGAACTTAGAAACTTGGCAGTTGAAAAAAATTGTATCTTTGTTACTGCATCACAGCTTAATAGATCAGCAGTAGAAGAAGTTGAATTCGATCATAGCCATATATCAGGCGGTATCTCTAAAATCAATACCGCTGATAACCTATTCGGTATATTTACCAGTAGAGCAATGCGTGAACGCGGTAGATACCAAATACAACTAATGAAAACACGGTCAAGCTCAGGTGTAGGACAAAAAATTGACCTGTTCTTCGATATCGATACTTTAAGAATCACAGACCTAGATGAAGAACCTAGTACCACTTCTCAATCTATGGGATCTACGTTCCTTAATAATATTAAACAACGTAATACCATCGAAGAACCAGATCAAGGTCAACCCGCTCCTAAAATTAGAGCAGAAGTACAAAGCTCTAAATTAAGAGACCTTATTAATAATATTCCAAATGCTTAATGATTTTCCATATCATGTCAATCTGAATATTACCCTCGATGTCAACAATGCACTAGTTTGGTTCGCCGAACTACGCAAAGTTGAAATCTGGATAGAAAACAATATAGGTCCCCATAGAACATGCTGGACCTATATCCCATCTACCGATCTCATTATAGGTTTCGCCAACGAAGAACATAAAACTTATTTTCTTTTAGCTTATCATAAATAATATTATGAAAATACATGAACTTTTAGAAAATATCGATAGAAAAAAAATGCATTACAAAGATGTTACTAAACGTGTGCCTGAACTAACTGCAGCCGCCCAAAAAATACAATCAGGCGAAATGTCCTGGCAGGAATATCAAGAGTTAGTAAATAAACATAAACCAGTAGAACCATATGCCTTTATTCCAAAACCAGCCTCAACCGCCGCAATGCAACGAGGTTTAGATATAAAGAAAATAGAAAAAATTAATCAACCAGTTGAAGATGGAACCCCAGTCCTATTACGATTAGATATCCCAGCTTATAAGGATCATGGCGTGTGGGTTCCTACCGTACATAATTCCAATGGAAAAACCATTAGACACGGAAGTACATCTATTATCAATAACATCACTATTAAACTTCCAACAAACGCCGCACTTAATATAGCAACCGGTAAAAAAAACAAAAGTCCCATCGCTACCCTTGCAGGTAATTGGGAAAATGCTACACCTAAAGACGCTTATAGAATGGCTAATCACGCCCTGAAAGATCCATCATGGATACAAGTAGGCATGGACCCAGAAAGACATTCATATTTCTACGATAGAAAAACTCAACAACCCGTTATAGGGGGGGATAGAGTAATTCAAGTAGGAGGAGTGGTATTACTTAAAAATCCTAAATATGATGACCCTAAACACTATCCATACGAAGAATCACTTCAAGAATCACTGAAATCAGTTGATCAAGATATCATTAAACTATTCTCATAAATACTAACATGAAAATAAACGAACTTATCACTGAACAACAACTTGACGAACTACAATTCTGTACAACAGGACCAGGTGGCTATAAATGCTCACCATGCAAAGACGATTGCTCAGGACATACTGCCGGTTACCAATATACTAAACATAACCGTTACACTCAACCTAGCTTCTCTAACTCAGAACCAGGTAATACTGACGCAAGCTTCTATAAAGGATCAGTATACGGCGCTTACCAAAACGATAAACAAATTAATCCCAATGCCCCTCACTATCGTTACGATAAACGCGACAAAACTGCTACCAATAAAGCAGGTAAATTTACAAAATACTACGGCCCAAGCAGAATTCAAGGCTATAGCAATAAAAATATTAAATACGGCACAACCGCACCAACTACAAATACTACTACACCTCCTCAACCATAGAGGTGTTCATGTTATGAAAATCTACGAAATTATCAACGAAGCAATTAACTATACACAATACCAACCACAACTCCAAGCAATTGTGGAACAAACCATAGTCAACTCACTCCCAAAAACACTGACTATATCCAAAGTAAACCAAGAAACCTCTAAATCATTCGATGACTACTCTAAAAAAGTTATTAAAAACCAAAAATCAAAATTTTCTAAATCAATCGCAAATAACCTAACTAAAGAACTAAATAAATTTCTTAAATCAAATGACGAATGGAAAGATGTTACCGTAGAATTCAAATCACTAAACTCATTGACTACCAATGGACACTGCGCCGGTACTACCATTACTATCAATACCGATACTTCAACCGATTACTTCGCATACAAAATCCTTTCAACCGTCACCCTTAACGCTAAACATATCCATACCACCCCAGAACTAATCAATGCCCCATGGTCACTAATAACTAATATAACCTACTCAACAATAAAAAATAATACAAAAGATTATGTCATCCCAAATATTAATAACATATTATCAGATATGATCGGTACCTTTACTCATGAATTAGTCCACGCTAAACAAACAATCAACCAATGGAACTTAAATAAAGGCCCAAATATAGAATACCGTAGCTATATGGATAACTCAAAAGATGAATTCAAAAACCTGATTAGAAAACGCTATAATACAGGTCTATCCCCAACCGAACATAAAAGATTATTGCAACTATACAAATCTAGCCCTCAAGAAATCCCAGCTATCGCACATTCTATCGCAGTAGATATCATTAATAAATTTAATATATCTAACTTAAATCACCATGATAAAATTCAACAATCTCAAAAAATGATTCAATCAATTCCTTTCATGGTTAACCAGTTTCTAAATAATAACATCCCTAATGACCATAAACTATATAAATCAGTCTATAACAAATACCTGAAACTAGTCTATACAGAAATCAAAAACTATATTAACAAATTTCAAAATTCTTGAAAGAAATTTTTTCGCCGCCAAAAATTTTATAAGGTACTTACACTTTTTCAGCACTTTGTTTTTAACCAAAATTTTTGGAAATTTTGAGAAAAAAATGACCCGCGCAAAAAAATATAATAAGGTACTTAAACTTTCATCGACCTGTTTTTCAACATATAGGGGTCTAAAATAGAAAATAAAATAGAAAATAAAATAGAAAATAAAATCAAGAAGTTTTTTCACGCAAACCATTTGCGAATGAGAATCATTCTCATTTACACCCCCACCCCCTATCATATTTTTATTTTTTTGTCAAGAAAAAAATATATTAAAAATATATTATTTTATTACGCGATAACATAATAATATATTTTTATTATGTATATTACCCCCACCCCCCTCGATATAATCAGAACATATTAGTTTATTCTGATTATATCGTGGTTGGACATACTATTATGTCAACGTCTAGTATATTGGGCGGTAGCTATTACAAATAGCGCCCACATAATACCCAATAAACTAAACAATATAAAGAATACTATTTGGCCGATATATTGCCAAGTTTCTATGGACATATTAAATATGCCCACCAATATAATACTGCCAATAAACAATATAGTTTTCATACATCCACCCCCTAACATATTAGTTTAATATAATGCTCACATAATAATATGTGAGCATTATGTTTAGATTATTACCAAACTACCAACTCATCGCCTACGGCTCGAATCGATAGGATATTAGCCAACTTGTACACCCTACACGCTACCGGCTCATCAGACGCGCCTAGCGTTGATTTGGCTTCGCTGGCGGTTTGGTAGCTTGCCACCGTTTGGCGGTCTACCTGTACACCGTCCATCACATAGATTGATGAGCCGCTATCAGGTAAAGCATAAAGATATTTTTCAGTTGGGTTTGAACGCTTTTGAACCAAGCTAAAAACACCGTTATAGTGTTCGTGCCACGCTTGTTTTAACTCGTGGTCATCATGTCCAGCTTTGGCCATTTTGTTTAAATATGGGTTGGTGTCTTTATTCATTCCGTTATAAAGTGCCGCGCCTACTGCCGACACTTTGATAATTGATACACCAGCTTTTTTGTGTGCGGCGGCTAATGGTACATCAGTCACCGAACAAAATGATGCTCTGGTGTTGCCTTTGACATTAGCAACAAGGTTTATAATATCGTTTTCTGTAATCGGTGCGGATGCGTTATCACGCAAAGCAATCATGTTTAAAGCAGTAGCCAAAGTTAATTCGATTTTTTTCATTTTAATGCTCCGTAAAGTGAATTGGTGAGCCGATATTATAATCGGCTATTGTTTTTTGTGTCAAGCTTTTTTTTCGTGTCCGTGTCCAGATTGTTAAAGAGCGACTGCCGAAGCAGGCCTTGAATTATACAGCAATCAAAAACCCTGTCAATCTTTTTTTCAGACAAAGTAAATCATGAGCTGGTTATCAAAAAACCGCCCACAATCGCATTTAAGCCGCGAAAATAAAAAAGCCTAGTGAATGTATCACTCAAACGAAAAAACCGCTCAAATCGGCTCAGATTGGCTTAAACTTGTTAGTGCTGGTGTGATTAG